TATATATGTTGATTAGTGGCACTCAGACGTGAGCCGCCACTGGCCGTTTGGTTTATGCGTTAGTGACATGGCGCTTCCTTCCCAAACGGCCGCCCCTTCCCGAGCTGGTTTCACGTCTCAACATTCAATTGTTACGGAAACCACACATGAAAAAATTACTCGAATTACGCCAGCAAAAAACGGCACTCAAAACCCAGATGCGCTCTATGCTGGAAAAAGCCGACAGTGAAAAACGCAGCCTGAATGACGAAGAAGGCAAGCAGTTCGACGAACTCCGCGCCCAGGCTGATGCCCTCGAAATTGAAATCACCCGCCTTGAAGCCGTTGCCGACGATCAGCGCAATCTGCCCGGAACCTCTATCGAAGGTAAAGCGGTGAGCAACGATGAACTGCGCACCTACATCATGACCGGTGACACCCGCTCGCTCTCCACGCTGGTACCGGCTGACGGTGGCTATACCGTTATTCCCGAGCTGGACAAAGAGATTATGCGCCAGCTGCAAGATGATAGCGTGATGCGCTCCATTGCGACGGTGAAGACCACCAAGACCAATGAATACCAAAAGCTGGTATCTGTCGGTGGTACGACCGTTAAGCGCGGAACCGAAGGTGAGGACCGCACCGAGACGGCCACGCCAAAACTTGAGCGCGTCGATATCAAACTGAACCCGATCTATGCCTACCCAAAAACCACTCAGGAAATTCTCGACTTCTCCGAGGTGGATATTCTGGGCTGGCTTGCCTCCGAAGTTGCCGACACGTTCACATTCACTGAAGAGAATGATCTGGTGAACGGCGATGGTGATAAAAAATCCAAAGGCTGGCTGTCATACCCACGCGCGGCCTCCAGCGACAAAACTCGCCCGTTCGGTACGCTTGAGAAAATGGAAACGGGTGCCGTGACCTCTGATGGCCTGATTGATCTGCTGTACAAGCTGAAAGCGAAATACCGTAAAAATGCCGTGTGGGTCATGAATTCCACCACTGCAGCCACGCTCCAGAAGTTGAAAAACGGCAACGGTGATTACATCTGGCGCGATCGTCTGGTTGCTGATTCTCCCGATACGTTGCTGGGCCGCCCGGTTCAGTACCTCGAAACCATGCCTGATGCCGCTGCCGGTAATGCCTTCCTGGCTGTGGGTGACTTCAAACGCGGTTATTTCATCGTGGATCACACCACCGGCGTGCGCACCCGTCCGGACAACATCACCGAGCCGGGCTTCTACAAAGTTCACACTGATAAATACCTGGGCGGCGGCGTGGTGGATTCCAACGCGATCAAGGTGCTTGAGCTGGCTGGCGCTGGTTCCTGATTTGGTGCGTAAGGGGCTGCGGCCCCTTTCTGGCTTTTATGGAGTCCAATAATGAAAACAATCGATTTTGAAATCCGCACCTCTGACCTGACCGCCAGTAATAAAAAACTCGTTGGATACGCCGTGCGCTGGAACAGCCTCTCAGAAATTATCTGGGATGAGTTCCGTGAGCAGTTCGCACTTGGCGCTTTTAGCGAAAGCCTGGCCTCCGGTAGCGATGTCCGCGCGTTGTATGAGCATGACTATGCACAACTACTGGGCCGCACCAAATCCGGTACGCTGGTACTGACAGAAGATAATACCGGCCTGCGCTTTGAACTGACCCCGCCGAATACCCAGCTTGGTAACGACGTGCTGGCGCTGGTGGAGCGTGGAGACATTTCCGGCATGAGCTTTGGTTTTCGCGCTCTGAAAGAGGCCTGGGATATCGCTCAGTCTCCTTATCTGCGTACTGTCACCGCGGCGGAACTGCGGGAAATCACGGTCACATCCATGCCGGCCTACTCGGAATCGGATGTGGAAATTGCCCACCGTTCCCTGTTTGCTCAACATCCAGAACTTCGCCGCGCTGGCGATAACCGCCGCCTCTGGGCCGACTTGGCGGGGATCTGATATGTGGAACATCTGGCCTTTTACCCGTAAATCAGAACAACGCAGCATGACCATCGATGAGTTTATGGCGATGGCAGGGATCCCGAATACCGGTTCAGGCGAATATGTGTCTGCGGGTACGGCGGAATCCCTGCCGGCGGTGATGAATGCCATTTCCGTTATCAGTGAAGCTGTCGCCACCATGCCGTGCTTTCTCTATCAGGTGCGCCACCTGAACGGGCAGGAAGAACGGGAATGGCTGAGCAATCATCCCGTGGATTTTCTGCTGAACGAACAGCCCAATGAAGTGCAGACCGCGTATCAGTTCAAGCGCACGATGATGCGTCATTGCCTGCTGAACGGTAACGCTTATGCGGTTATTACTTGGGGATCTGACGGTCAGCCGAAGTCATTGTATCCGTATGCGCCGGGCTCAGTTGTGCCTGAGCGTATAGGCGAACGTAAATACCGCTACACCATCACCGAACCCTATACCGGCAACGTACGGGTTTACCTTCAGGAAGAAATTCTGCACCTGCGCTATGCCACCGATGATGGCTTTCTGGGGCGTTCGCCGATCTCCGTCTGCCGTGAGGCGCTCGGGCTTGGGTTGGCTCAGCAACGTCACGGCGCAAGCATCATGAAAGACGGCATGATGGCCTCGGGTATCGTGAAAGCGAAAGAGTGGCTCGACAGCACGAAGGGTAAACAGGCTTTGGACGCATTGGAGCGTTACAAAGGTGCCAGAAATGCCGGTAAAACGCCGATCCTCGAAGGCGGCATGGAATACGAACAACTGGGCATGAGCAATCAGGATGCTGAGTGGCTGGCTTCCCGGCGCTTCACTATCGAAGACATAGCCCGCATGTTCAACGTGTCGCCTATCTTTCTGCAGGAATACAGCAACAGCACATACAGCAACTTCAGCGAGGCCAGTCGTGCCTTTGCCACCATGACCATGCGTCCGTGGCTGACCAACTTTGAGCAACAAATCAAATCGGCGCTGGTGATGTCTCCATCCGTTCCCGGTATCCGCTATCAGGTGGAGTTTGATACCGCTGACCTGCTGCGAGGCACGCCCAAAGAGCGCTATGAGAACTACCAGACCGGCATTAAAAACGGCTTCCTCAGCCCGAATAATGCCCGCCTGCTGGAAGGTATGCCGCCGCGTGATGGTGGTGACGAATTCAGCCAGGCGTGGAAACAGACGGTTGAAGTGAAAAGCAGCGGTAAGGATGGTGGCGCATGAGGGCCGGAAAGATGAAACGCCGCGTCACCTTCCAAAAGTCGGAATCACACCGTTCACCATCAGGTCAGATCATCTATGAGTGGTCTGATCTTGCCACTGTCTGGGCGGAGATTAAAGGGATAAGCGGGCGTGAGCGCATGGCCTCTGGCGCAATCTTCTCTGAGGCAACGGTGCGGATCTGGACGCGTTACCGCGACGATATCACCACCGCAAACCGCCTGATCTATACGTTGCCGAATGTTCGTGGGCAGATTTACAGCATTCTGGCGGTTATTCCTGATACCGATTATTCGCGCCTGGAACTGCTTTGCAAAGGAGGGATATCTAATGCTTGAGTTAATCACGTTGGATGAGGCGAAATTGCACTGCCGCATTGATGACGATTACGAAGATGTAATGATACAGGCGTATATCGATGCCTCGCTGGAGGTGTGCCAGAAGCATATCGGCAAGCGATTCGATACCGGTCTGGAGTTTACCGCCGCGATCAAGATTGGTTGTCTGATGTATGTCTCTCAGCTGTATGAATACCGCACGATGATTAGCGATGTTGAAGCCAAAGCGATACCGCTGGCCATCTCCGCGCTGTGGTCTGTGTACCGTGATGTGGGGATGTACTGATGCCGTGGCAACCACTACGCCGGTGTACTGAGCCGGGATGCAATAAGCGGGTGAAATCCGGCAAGTGCGATGAGCACAAGCGGGAAGTATGGCGGGCAGAAGATGCCAGACGCGGGCACCGTCGTGCCCGTGGTTATTCAGTTGCCTGGGAGAAGTACCGTGCTCAGTACCTGAAACTCCATCCCCTCTGTGTTGAGTGCCAGAAGCAAGGCCTCTATGTTCCCGCCAAGATTGTCGATCACATCATCCCGATCAACGGCGGCGATGATGTTCTGTTCTGGCCTGAGTGGAATCACCAGCCACTATGCCAGACGCATCATAACCACAAGACCACGCAGCAAGACCCCACCACCAAGGCTAACCGCAAAGCGGGGCTGTATCGCGAGCAGGAAGAGCGTGCTGCCCATCGCAATGACTGGATGTATGGGGCAAGCGATGAATGAAAAAGACGTGGTGAATCTCTATCAATCCCTTATGCGCAGCCGTGATGGCTTCATGAAGAGCCGCGTCAGACGCGATGAGCGCCAGCCAGTGAGGCGCATGAGCGAGCGTGACCATGAGGTGCGCGAATGCTTCCGCAACCGCTGACAGGCCGCCTGCGTGGGGTGGGGGAGGTTTTAAGGACAAACCCTATGCTGCAAGGCACCGCCTGCCCCTCAGATTTTTACGCACGGTGATTTTTTTGAAAATAAAACGCGATGGAAACGAGAATTTTTTATGGCAAGACCACCAAAACCGCCCGCTTACCTCGATGAGTTAGCCGCGCAGCAGTGGAAAGCGAAGGCAAAGCAGTTGGCCGAACGTGGGGATCTGACTCCCGCCGACTGGAACAACCTTGAGCTTTTTTGCGTCAACTATTCGATGTACCGCAAAGCCGTTGAAGACCTTGCCACCCGCGGGTTCAGCATTGTTAACAGTCAGGGCGGCGAGAGTAGAAACCCAGCGCTGAGCGCAAAAGCCGACGCAGAAAAAATCATGATCAAAATGTCGTCTCTGCTGGGCTTTGACCCGGTGAGCCGCCGCCGGAACCCGGTTGAAACGGAAGAGGAAGACGAAATTGACCGCATGGCATGAGTACGCAGAAGGCATAAAATCGGGTGAAATTACGGCCTGTAAGCGGGTAAAAGAAGCCGTGAACAGGTACTTTTCAGACCTGAATGCCCCCCATTATGTGTTCGATTCGGCAACCGTAGAGCGGTTTGTCGCCTTCTCCCGGCTGTGTCCTCACGTCAAAGGTCCATTGCGCGGCCAACCGATTGAGTTGGAGCCGTGGCAGCAGTTCGCCTTTGCCAACTTACTGGGCTTCAAGGTCCGGAAAACTGGCCGTCGGAAGTACAGCAGCGCCTTTATCGAGGTACCTCGCAAGAATGCAAAATCCACCGTGGCCGCGATGCTGGCTAACTGGTTCCTGGTGATGGAACAGGGTCAGCAGGATATATACACAGCGGCGGTGAGCCGGGATCAGGCCCGCATTGTGTTCGATGATGCCCGCCAGATGTGCCTATTGTCGAAACCGCTGAAAAAGCGCGTCAATATTCAGGCTCATAAGGTCATTTTCCCCAAGAGCAATAGTCTTTTAAAGCCGCTGGCGGCGAAGGCGGCGACGATTGAAGGGACAAACCCAAGCCTGGCTATCGTGGATGAGTACCACCTCCACCCGGATAATGGCGTTTATTCTGCGCTCGAGCTGGGGATGGGGGCACGTCCGGAGGCAATTTTATTCGCCATCACCACCGCCGGCAGTAACGTTGTGTCCGCCTGCAAGCAGCATTACGACTATTGCTGTCAGATTTTGGCTGGCGAAGAAACCAACGACTCGCTGTTTGTCCTGATCTACGAACTGGACGACGAAAACGAAGTTGACCAGCCGGAAATGTGGATCAAGGCCAATCCCAATCTGGATGTATCAGTTGATGCTGCAAAACTGGAAGCAACCATCCAAAAAGCCCGCGGCATTCCCTCGCAGTGGGTAGAGATGCTGACGAAACGCTTCAATATCTGGTGCCAGGGATCAACACCGTGGATGGGTACCGGTGCTTGGGATGCTTGCAAGACGGATTACAGCGAAGAGGATTTGTCCGGGCTGGAGTGCTACGCCGGTTTTGACCTGTCATCTACCAGTGACATTACCAGCGTGAGCTATGCCTTTCCATTCGACCGCGAAATCCGCCTGCTCACCCGGCACTACCTGCCTGAAGCACAGCTCCAGAACGTCGCCAACAAAAACCGCGCCATTTATCGCCAGTGGGCAAAGGCTGGCTGGTTACGCACAACCCCAGGTGATTGCATCGATTATGACCGGATCCGCGATGACATCCTGCGCGATGCTGAGAGTTTCAACATTAAGCTGGTGGGTTTCGATACTTGGAACGCCACACACCTGCGGACTCAGTTGCAGGGCGCGGGCCTCGATGTTGAGCCGTTCCCGCAAACCTATCTGAAATTCAGTCCAGTGGCTAAATCCTTTGAGGTTTTCGTCAACCGCAAAGTGATACGCCATAACGGTGATCCGGTGTTGGCCTGGGCTATCGGTAACGTGGTGATGGAGTCAGACGCCAACGCCAATATCAAACCCAACAAAAAGAAATCCTCCAACAAAATTGACCCGGCGATCGCAGGCCTTATGGCGTTCGGTACCTGGCAGGCTGAGCATGAGGATTTTGCATTCGACATGTCTGACAAACACAAACAACGCCTTTCTGAATTTACAGGCATATAAGCGAGAAAATTATGAGTGAAGCAACTGAAGTAATGACGACGATCAAGCTGTACGGTCAATTGGGTAATTTATTTGGAAAAGAGCATCAGAGGCTTGTGCGCACCACGAAAGAGGCCATGAGAGCGCTTTGCTGCACGCTGAAAGGCTTCGAAAATCACATGAAGAGTAGCCGTTTTCGCGGACTAACTTATGCTGTTTATGTGAACAAAAAGAATATCGGTGAAGATGATTTGGAATATCCGAATGTTGGCCGTGAAATCCGTATTGTGCCTGTCATTATCGGCAGCAAAAGGGCTGGTGCTCTGCAAACTATCCTCGGCGCTGTACTGGTTGTCGTCGGTGCGATAGGTGCATTTACTCCGATTGGACAGGCGTTCGGTGGTGCGGCATGGGGACCTTATATGATGCAGGCCGGTGGCGCACTCTTAGCGGGTGGAATTATCCAGATGATTTCTCCCCAAGCCTCGGGTTTGTCCAGTAAGCAGGATGCCGATAATCAGGCGTCTTATGCGTTCGGCGGTGTAACCAATACAGCGGCGCAGGGATATCCCGTTCCACTTGCTTACGGTAAACGCCGTATCGGTGGTGCTATAATTTCAGCAGGTATTTATGTTGAGGATCAGCAATGAATTCAGCGCAACGCATTTGGCCTGAATGCGAACAGTTTACCAAGCCTGTCACACTCCAGACGAACACCGGGCCCTTAGACGTGGAAATTACATTCACCGTGCCGCCTTTCGAGGCGGTAGTCGAAACCTGGCAGAATAAAGACCCAGAAAAGTCATACCCGCTGTTTCGCCAGTTCCTTGTGGACTGGGATCAGGAACAAAAACTGACGGATGCCGTACTCATGATGTATCTGCGGGCCTACGAAGGGGCATCAGAGGCTATTTTTGATGTCTGGGCAACGCATATGAAAGAGTATATTGCTGCCAATAATCAGACATATTCACAGGCATCTGGCGCTATAAACTGAGGTGCCAAATGTTAAATCGTCGAGTTAGCGAGGCGGCTGTCATTGAGGCTGCCAGACTCAGCGGGCATGAGCTTAATGGGCAGGAAAAATTTGTTGTGCGCACTCGGGTTGGTGGTGTTCTGGCAGCCAAAGAACGTCACGGCAACGGATGAGCACAGGCAAATTCCAGTGGCTGAAGACGAAGCCGCCCTGCTGATAGAAGAATTACTCCACCCGCGACCATTCACCTTCAATGGCTATACTTCCCCCGCTGTCACGGACGACAGCGCATTGCCCCGGTAAACCATAGCGCGACACCTTACAGCGAACTCCCGGCGAATCACCTGATCCTTGCGTTTTGTCCTGCCTGCGTTCGTATACCGTGACTCGCTCCAGCAGCCCATCTTTAACCATTGCTTCCAGTGTTCGCCGCGTAGATTCGAGCTGGTAGTTTTTATCAAAGCTATTCGTGCCATGTAGTAGATAGGCAACACCTGAAACATCGAGAGGAGGCGAGCCAGCTTCACTGGTGACCCATTCGAGGTTATCCGGTTCAAAATAACTCAGGATTGCTTTCTTGCGGGCTGTCACTCTCATCGGCTGGCGCTTTTCATTATGTGGGAGAGATCTATCCTACAATAAGAATTGTGTTATCGGATATTAAATACACTTACTTATTGGTTCTATCCATCAAGATTTTTTTTAGCAAAAGGTTAGCTGCTGGGCTCAGCGACGGGTTTATCGTTGGGCTTATTAGAGGCTCACTTAAACCAACAAACCTAGCATCTTTTTCTACCATCCAAGATCTGCCCACTTTCAATGCTGGTGGGTAAATCATGCCGTTCTTTGCATACCTGCTCAGTGTTGCTTTGCAAGGCGCAGCATCCCCAAACTCTTCTATAGCCCATTCGTGCAGCGATATTAATCGTGACATTTCAAATCCTATTTATACGATAGGGTGAATTTTAGCCAATATATGACAGGTTATGCGGGAGATCAAAAGTGAGCTTAGAATGCGTTCCATTATCAGCGTATTGCCAAATGACTGGCGAAACCCCCGAAGCAATCAACAAACGAATACAGAGAGGGATTTGGCGAGAAGGAGTGCAGGTTCTGAAAATTGAGGGCGTTAAAGAACGTTGGATCGATCTGCAGGAAGTGAATGTCTGGGCAAGAGGAAATAGAAGAGTAGTACCGGCTGAAAACGTAGAGCCCAATTGGGCTGCATTAGATGAGGTTCATCACCTTGGCCATAAGAAAAAACCATCAACCTGAACGAAGAAATATGGTGTCACTGTTCTAAGTCGTTTATTACTGTTCACAAAACCGTGTAGTCTACTGTGTAGTCTTTCAAATAAAAAAGGCGCTAACCAGATAATGGAAGGCGCCTTTTTTCAAATACTTAACTGATTAGTATCAGTTCATGCCGTATTTTTTCAATTTCTTACGCAGAGTACCGCGGTTGATACCCATCATCAGGGCCGCACGAGTCTGGTTGCCACGGGTGTACTGCATCACCATGTCTAACAGAGGCTGTTCAACTTCAGCCAGTACCAACTCATACAGGTCATTCACGTCCTGACCATTCAATTGAGCAAAATAGCCCTTAAGTGCTTGTTTTACCGAGTCACGCAGGGGTTTTTGGGTTACCTGATCCTGAGAATTAACGGTAGAAACG